GTATTTCAGGATATGAACAACCGCATTACCCGATGTCTGAACCGTACAATCCCTATATTGGTACGCGGGTAACTCAGCTTCCTGCTGACGTTCTTGGTCAGACATTAGGCCCAGGCATTACACCTCCTTCTCGTCCATCTGCTTTAGAACAGTATCGTGCTCAGCCGGTTTCTACTCGTACACAAACAAGGCAGCTAACCATTCCTGGTACACAAGAAGCAGCTAGCACACCTGTTCAACAGGATCCTTATATTGCACACCTGGCTGCGTACATGGCCAGGCGTGCAGAGCAGCTGCCTGGACGGTTTACCTATGTTGAACCTGCCAAGCAATTAGGATTGCGTTTTTGATGCTAAATTAAATTAACGAACGAGGTAGGTATGACATTTTTAGAAGGTGTTCTTGCTGCTGCTATCAGTGCTTTTCTTTTGGCAGGATTTAATAAACTTAGTGCATTAAAAACACTTGGAGCTGCTCTTAAGTATGGTCCCATTATCAAACGTGTTTTTGATCTTATTGATCCTCCTTTGGTCATGTATATGAACAAGTGGAGCGGCTCTGAAACTGTGCAAGTTATCCGGCTTGCAGTTGAAGCTGCTGGCGACGGCAAACTTACTGGTAGCGAAATCGCAACCATTGCAGACAAAGTTGCTGAGTTATGGCTGCCAGATAAAGCTGCTGCAAAGTATTCTGAATTTAAAAATGCAGCGCAAACTCCTCCTGGGTTAGCTACTGCAAAGTTCTTTGAAGAACACATCAACGGCGGTCTTTCAAAAGATGATGCCATTGGTTTGCTTCGTACTTATCTTCCTAAATAACAATGGCTGAAGATAAAAAATGGATTCAAAAAGCAGTAAAGCATCCTGGTGCATTTACTGCTAAAGCTGATAAAGCAGGTATGTCTGTAAAAGAATACGCTGCGCAAGTAACAGCTAATCCTGATAACTATGATAAAACTACTGTTCGTCAAGCAAGGTTAGCAAAAACTTTAAGTAAACTTCGTAAACATAAAGGAGATTGATTTTGTTACAGCAAGCAGGACGTGAACCGTTTTCACTTCAATACGATAATCCGCAAGCTAAAAAAATGCGGAGTGGTGATCCTGCTTCAACTGGTGAACTGCTAACAAAAACACCGCCACCGTTTGATCCCCGCAAACTTCAAGCAGAATTTATTAAAGGATCAAGCAATCCTTTACAACAAGGATTTACAAATCAGGACTTTGATCCTATTGCTAGCGGTATTCAAAAGTTAATCAATAAAGCAGGAACTAATGCTAACTTTGGTAGTTTTGGAGATACTACAAATCCTAAAGATGAAAGCAATGTTCAAGCTCAAACATTTTTAAAAAAGTATCAAGAAGGTGTTCAAAGACAATTAATTGCTGAACCTGTCAGTCAAGATAACCTTTCTCCATTTATGGCAGCAGCAGCACCATACCAAAAAGGAGATGGATTGGTTAATGAATCCAAACCGTTCCCTGGGGGTGATCCAAGTAAAATTGAATGAGGAAAACAAATTAATTAAATGAACGTAGAAGATACTAGAAAAGCAGGGCAAGTTTTAGGCGCATTCCTTAAAAAAGCAGGAACTAAAGTAGCCTTTGATGTTGGCACTGGATTAACAGTTGGTGCTTTAATGTCTAAGTTGCAACCACAAGTTAATCAAATGACTGCTCCCATGGGGCAGCAAACAATGACGCAGGCAATTGATCCTGAGCAGCAAGCAATGCCTGGCAACTATGCAGATCTTTTACATGCCAAGCAACATCAAGACGCTGTTGCAGAACACCAACGGTATCTTTATAAGTTATCTTTAATTCAAGCAGAAAAACAACCTACTACAGTTGTTCATCAAAACCGACAGGATTTAGTTGCCGCGCAACTTGCTGCTATGCAAAAGATTCCTAGGTATATCTAATGAATCCAGAAACAGTCAATAATTACCTCAATAATGGACTGAAGTTTGCACAAAACTTTGCTAAAGATGTGCTGCGAAAAGCTGAAGCAACTGTTTGGGAAGGGCGTTATGGATATGGTTCTGCTTTAGGTCATATTGGTAAGTATGCAAAAAGTGCAGCAGAAAAAACAACTAATGTTGGAAAAGCAACTACTGCTGTTGCAGGTGTTATCAATGATCTTTTAACTAATCAAACTCGCCGTGAATGGTGGAAATATACTAATGTTGCTCGCATGGCTGGAATGGTTGCTGGAAAAGTAGCTGAAGATCTTGGCATGGGCGGCACTCTTGCTGGAGCCGCTTTAGTAGGGGCGGCATTTCCAATCAACCAAGCACTTAGTTCTGGTGGCAGTCTTAATGTTAAAGAAGGATTTAGACCTAAGGGGTATAAATCTTTAGTTCAGGCTTCAGTAGAAAAAGATCCAACTGGCCGCACACCTTTATCTCCAGTGGTAGAAATACCACTTCGACAGCTTACCGGTCGTCCCGGTGATTTATTACCTTATCAAGAATTTAAAAAAGATCGTCCTGATATTCTTCCTAGTCAGTATGTTAACTATCGTCGGTATGTTCAAAAAAGAAGTAAACCTGGGGATCTCGTAACAATTGATCCTGAGACAGGTACTTTTGTTACAGCACAGGGAATTGTAAAAGGATCAGTTGAAGGGTTTGCTGGTGATCCAGAAATTCGTTTAATGGGTCGGCCTATTACCGTCAGTTCAGTTGCAGGACTTGGCGCTGGGTATGCAGCCATGAAAGGCTTACAAGCAGCCACCGCTGTACCTTTTAGCAAAAAAACACAACTTCGTTCAATGAAAACAAATTTAGAAGATGTGTTAGGTAGAACTGTTCAAGAGTTTAGAAGTGCTGCAAAACAAGCTAGCTATCAAATGCCAAGTCAAGTCAATGTTGTAGGCGGTAAACCTGAAATCAATCCCGAGTATTTTAACCAGTTAAAAGAACTTGGTAGAAATTTAATGGGTTCAGAAATTTACGGTAAAAAAATAGAACATCTCCACAAACGGATTGAAACAATCGGTGAGCAAATTGCTCGCACCCCTGGCCCAGAATTTAACGTAATTCAAAAAGCAGGGCAAGCATTAGGTCAATATAAAAACTTAGCTGTTGCTGGTGCTGGTATTGCTACTGCATTGGGAGTAGGGTATGCAACTAAAAAAGCATTACAAAAAGCATCAGAAGAAAGAATTAAAAAAGACAATCCTGTAGAATACTTAAAACATAAACACGGAAGTTTAGAAGCAGCTAGTGCGGCGCTTGGCCAACCAAATGCCCGTAGTTGGGAACAATTAATTCCGCACATGTAATTATGGCTTGGGATGCTTTTAAAGATTTTAAATACGATCCAGATTCCATGGGTGGTTTTAATCCAGGATCTTATACAACAGACTGGAATAAAGACTTTGGTAAATACACTGATAAAGCAAAAGAAGAAGATAAAGGACTTAAGTTTTTAAAAACATTTACAAAAGGTTTATTTGGTGGTGATGAATATGGTTCTCAAAAACCATATTCTTTTGGCGCAGGAAGCGGTGCTAATCTTGGTCAAATTGCACCAGATGTTGCTGTTCTTCAATCAGGTGGTGGAGCAAGTCAGTACATTCCTGGCCAAGCTGGCTGGGGCGAGAAATTACTTAATGCTGGCATTCAAGCAGGTCTTTCTTTAGTTTGACATCAATTAGAAAATACTTAACTTAAAATACTAAACATAAGGAGTTAGATTATGTGGCCTTGGATTTTAGGTAGTGCTGCACTTGGTGGCCTTACTGCGTACGGTCAAAGTGGTGGCGATATTGGTAAAACACTGACAGGTGCAGCTATTGGTGGCGGTTTAGGAGCTTTAGGCCCTTTGGGTAGTCGTTTTGCTGGAACTGCTTTAGCAAGCACTCCGTTAGCAACACGGTTAGCGCCAAGTGTTTATAAAGCAGGACAGCTTTTTGCAAAAGGTGAAGGTGCAACTAGTTTAATTAATCCTTTAGCGCAACAAATGGTAGGAAGGGAATTAATTGCTAAAGGCGGCGCAGGTCTTGCTGGTTTAGGTATTTCTGCTGCAATTCCTACTGTTGCTGCAGGACTTGCTGGCGCCGGACCGCAAGCAGCTAATGCTGCTACCAGGATGGCAGGTAATCTTGGTTCTGGCGGATTAACTGCTGCTGGTACGGCAAAAGAAGCATTATATCAAGCACCTTCAGGTGAATTAAATCTTCCTGGTGTTCCCAATGTAAGTGGGTATGGTGCTGAACGTTATCAAGATGTTGCTAGTTTAACTAGCCCCCAACGTGCAGCTGCTTTGGCTTCTAGAATTTATTCTGAACAAGAATTAGAAAACGCCAAACGTACACTTCCTTATATGGCAGGACTTAGCCGACAAATTGCTGATGCAGATCTTCTCCGTCAGTTAGCTGCACGCCAACAAGTAGTCCGTCAAAACACTGGAGCGCAATCAATGCTTCAAGCACAACTTGGCGCACAACAAGGTGCTTTAAATGCACAGCAAGGTGTCATTAACGCAATGGCGCAACGTGGTGGGTATGTTTGATTATGGCAAAATCAACAAGCTATCAAACATTATTAAATCCTGCTGATAGCACCAATGTTTGGCAGTTGCTTGCCAATAATCAACTGCCTACAGATTTTCTTGGCAAATACACAAAAGGAAAAGGATTAACTTCTGATTTTAAGTTTGATCCCAAGCAATTCCTCCTAGCTACAACACAGACAACTTCAGAGCCAACTGGTACACTTAACCTTCCTACGACGCCTGATACAAGCAGGTATGGGAGCGTATTTAGAAACAACTACGATTTAGATAGTCTTTTAGATTATCAACAAAAGTATGGAGAATTAATGAATCGGCAACAAGCTGAAGCAATGCGTACACAATATATGCCTTTAATTGATGCTGCTAAACGAGCAGACCTTGCTTATCAAAAAGCAGGGTACGCATTTAAAGAAGGTCAGCCTACTTCAACTATCCAACGCAGCGTACTTGCGGGGCAAGCGTTAAATCAATCTTCAGCTGGAACTGCTGCTGAAATGGATGCGTATTCTCGTGCTGTACTTTCCGGGCGTCCTTCTTATCAAGGGCAGACATTAAGCTATTCTTGATACTTAACCTTGCTATACTGATCGTACTAGGTGCAATGTAATGGGTAGTTCTTCTCCTAACGTCATTAATCCGCCGCCTCCGCCGCCGCCAAGTAGCCAGGCAGTCAGCACGCAATCCTTGCAGAACCAAACTGCTTTAATGGAAGCTAGCGGTCGCCAGCAGCAGCTAAACATGCGTTTAGGTTCGGAACTTGATCGAGCTAACACTGAGTTCTTTACGGGGCAAAACATCCGCCAGACGCAAGCTACTGGTGCTGAAGCCCGTACTTCGTTGCAAACCCAAGGTGAACAGGAACGGCTGGGTTACGGAGAGCAAGGTAAACAACAAAGGCTGACACAGCTGCAAGCACAAGACTATGATAAGTACAAGTCTCAACGTGATTACGAGTGGTCGCAAAAAGCCTACAAAGCGTAAATTTTTGGTTAGCAACATTAACTGATAATGAGAAAGAATCTTATCTTGCTTTTTGCAAGAAAGTTTCTTCTCCAATTCAAATGTACCTTTACGCCAGGTTTCTTGGTTTTAAAGGTTCAATTGTTGAATGCGATGACTGGTGTAAAGATACGTTTAAAAAACCTAATTTTAATAAAGTTCTAGAAGATGAGATTGCTTCTATGCAGCTTGATATTGCAAAGTTGCGAGAAGGCATTGACATGGGATTAGTGAAACAAGATATGGGTACTGCTCGCATTGCAATGTTGCAAAAAGAATTGCGTGGCGCTATCAAACAATTGAATGACGAAAAGCATTTAACAGATAAACAAGGGTTGATTCTTGCTGGTGCTGATCGAGCTTTACGAGAATTTCTTTTAATCTTTAGAGATGACCCTATTGAAGAATCTCTGCAAGTTGCTTCTATGGGTGTATGGACACGGATTCTTGCTGAAGAATCCTGAGATTTAGTCCTTTAATCTAAGAGCATGTCAGGAACCAACCTTTACTCCGTTTATCGGAGAACTGCTCGTGCTGCAGCAAAACAACATGTTGTTAAAAAAACCAGTGACATTGATGTTGAAAGAGCCCGCGTAGATTTTGCATACTTTTGTGATGTAGTAGGTGATAAAAAACCTGCAGATCACCATATGCAATGGCACAAATACCTTTGCACAAATGAAAACTCTGAATGTTTGGTAGGTATTGGCGGACCTAACGTTGACATTCTTGCGCCACGCGGAAGCGCAAAATCGACTGTGCTCGGTTTGTTTACCGCCTGGGCCATTGGCATTCACGCTCTACACAAAAAACCGTTAAAAATTCTTTACATTTCTTATACGGTAGATGTTGCTCGTCCTAAAAGTGCAGCCATCAAACGCACTATTGAAGAAAGCAAACTCTATAGAGAAATCTTTCCAATGGTTAAAATTGCCAAAGGCATTAACTCTAATGAATACTGGAGTATTGATTGGAAGTTTGCTGGTATTAAATCCACTGGTGAAGAAGAATTTACCGTTTGTTGCGCAGGTCTTAAAGGTGCAGTGACATCAAAGCGAAGTCATTTGCTAATCCTTGATGACGTTGTAAAGTCTGCTGATGACATCAAGAACAAAGACATCCGTTTAATGATGGAAGATAACTGGAACTCAGTTATTGTTCCCACCATGTTTGAAGGCGGCAGAGCTATTTGCCTTGGAACTAGATTCCGTCATGATGATATTCACAACACTACATTTACTCCAGCAAACGATTGGGTTCAATTAGTTCAATCAGCAATTACCGTTGACAACAACGGAGATGAAGTTTCCTACTGGCCTACACAATGGTCGTTGGAATACCTACAAGACAGGCGCCGAATGGCTCCTATTAGCTTTAGTTTTCAATATCAAAATCAAATTGTTCAAACCAGTGAGCTATCTCTTTCACCTGATTTAATTGTTAAAGGACAGATTCCCACTGAGTTTGATCGCCTTGGCGTTGGCGTAGATCTTTCTGCTGGTGTTCGAGAACGTAACGATTACAGCGTTTTTGTTCTTGGAGGAAGAGTCGGAGATAAAGTTTACGTTATTGATTGCAAACGTCTCAGGATTATGGGCAATCTTGAGAAGCTAGAAGCACTGATGGAAATGCTTTATGAATGGGGAATTGTCCATAAAGACGGAACCAATTATCACCCTACTGGCACAAGTGTTGATGTTTGGTCAGAAGCTGTTGCGTATCAAGCATCATTAGAAGCGGATTTTAAACGAATCTGTTTAGGAGATCATGGCCTTTATAACATGCTGTGGCATCCGGTCAAAGGATTTCGTGGTGACAAAGTTGCACGATTTAGAGGGATCATGGGATTGTTTGAACAACGAAAAATTAAATTTAATAAGTACCGTAAGTTCCAAGCATTAACAGATGAAATTGTAAATTTTGGAGTAAGTTCGCACGACGACTGTGTAGATGCTCTTGTCTGGTTATGTAATGGATTAATGTCCAAAGGAAAACTAGAGTTAGAGTATTGACGATTTAAATCATTGCTAACTTTATGGAGTATTTTGAAATTGAATTAGAGCAGGACAGCTATGGTTCTGCAATCTTTTCTCTTCCAGATGAACTGTGTCACGACATGGGGTTGGTTCCAGGTGAACGGTTTGACATTGAAGTTGATGGAGATTCAATTATTTTCAAACGGTTAGCAGCTGGCTATGAGGTTGAGTAAGATAAAGACACGACAATTTAAGACGTAATGAGCGAAACAAACTCAGTATTAGAAGGGATGTTGCGTGCTGCGGTTAACCGCGAAGCAACAGGCGCTGCAGATACCATGCTGATTAATGCTCATCTTTCACAGATGAAGATGTTTGGCATTAGGCAGGGCGTTGAATTCTATCCAGATCAAGATAATTTTGGTAGCCAACGATTTGACTTTATTCAACAAGTCATTAAATTTAACAAATTAGACGCTCGATTAGATGCCATTTGGGATAGGTTTCTGGCGTATGGTAAGGGGTTGTTTTATATTCGACCAACCAAAAAAACTTATCGGTTGTACTGGTTTGATAAAAATGCTTACCGAACATACTACACTCCAGAAGGTGACTTAGAAGAAGTCATCATTATTTATCCTTATAAAGTTAAATCATCCCGTGGATTTGGGGGAGTAGGACTTACTACGGATAAACGATATATGCGATTACGGATTTCCGCTACGGAAATCGAAGAAAGCCATAGCGAACAAGAAATTACTTTTGATATGCCGGAAAACTTTACGGCATTAAATAGTAAAACAGTTATTAATACATTGGAATTTATTCCATGTATTGAAGTTTTTAATAATCCAGATGCTTTTGGTACTGAAGGCAGCGGTGAATTTGAATGGCTTGCTAATCAGGTTATTGCCCATGATGAAATGGTTAAAAACATCAGGGCAAACCTTTCTTTCTTTGGCAACCCTACACTTCTTTCTTCTAGGCCAAAACAGGACATCATTGAAAAAAGTGATGGAGAAGCTGCACAACGTCCCAGTATTTCAAGTCAATCTGGATTCCAGTCTGAGTTCAGTCTTTCTTCTTCTACTTACAAACAAGATAATGTAACGCGCCAGCCGCCTGGTTACATCGGGCGCCCCGGTTCTGGTATGAGGGTGCCACGAGTCATTGCCAACCTGGAGCCAACAGATCGCGTTGGTTTCATTACGCCAATGGCAGTTAGCTCTGAGCAAGCGCGTTACGTTGACCAACTTCGTTCAGAGATTCGTTTGGCGCTAGGGGGTATTGACGACCTCAGTATTACCAATGTCACAGCTACTGAAATTAAATCAGCATATGGCCGCGTCAGTGCTACTGCCAAAAAGAAATGTTTGCAGCTTTATACCTACGGTTTATGCAAATGCTTTGAGTTAATGATTTTTCAGGAAGAGCAAATCTTCCGCAAGAGTTTAGCTCAAGCTTCTGGTCTTGTTTATCCAAATCCCCCTGAAGATCCTAATGATGAAGAGGGACAAATTAAATATCAAAAACAAAAAGTTAAGTATGAAAAAGGATTACAGAAAGCAATTGATGCCGCAATTGAAACAAAGAAAATTCCAGAAGGTGTACTTGGACTGGCGCCAGATGGTGATCGTACAGTTAATTGGCGATGGATGGGGCCTGTTTATGAAGATACTGCACAGGACAAACTTAACCAGTCAATCTTTACACGAAACCTACAAGAATTAGGTGTTGATAGCATTGAAGCACTGAAGTATCTTTTCCCTTCAAAAACTGATGACGAAATTGCAGGAATGCTTTCGGGTTATCCGTTTAGAATGGTAGGACAGGTACAGAAGGCGTACTCATCGTTTATTGATTTAGTCAATTTACAAATGAGAACACCACACCCGCAGCAACCTAATCTTCCAATGGCTGCGGACCCTAGATTAAATCTCACTCCGTTTTTATACCGGACATTAGAAAGTCTTCAAAAAGAGGTAACTTATGCAGGCCGATACCGCAGCGCCGATCCAATCGGCACCCCAGTCTTACCAGACCCAGCCGACCAGTTACGCGGCGCCGGTAGCTCAACAGACGGCGGCTCAAGCTCCTTCAGTGGCAACTACCCCGCAATGGGTGGCGCCTTACCAGTCAGCGGTGGCCCCAGCCCCGCAAATGCAGGCCCAGATGGGGGTCCAACAACCCCAATTCAACCCTACTCAGTCTTACCCCCAGGCTTACCAGCAAGCAGCTCCGCAAGTCTCGGAGAACCCTTACAAGGAAGCGTTCAATCGGGTAGTGGGACTCCTGAGTTCGCCGGTCCAATTCCCGTTCCAGGGTCAACAATCTCAAGCGACCGATCAGTACGCCCCGGCCAATTACAGTTCCCAGGCGTATTCCCAGTCCAACAACAGCAGCGTGTATCCGGGTCAGCAGACCTTTACGCCTGGAATCAACAGCAACCAGGGTTACTCCAACAGCTCTTCCCAAACTTCACAGGAAATCAGCCGGGAACAACTTCTGGCAAACGGGGTAAGCCCAAAAAGTCTTGAAGTCATTGATTACTTTGGTGCCGATGCACCGAATGTTCTCAATACTTATGCCTGTGAACTAGAAAATCATCTGATCAATACCAACAATCAGTTGATTGAAGCTGTCGGACTGCTTCAGGAACTTGGTAATGAGCACCGCGCTTATGAAGCCATCCTGACTGATCCTGACATCTTGGCTGACTATACCTGTCAGTTCTTTGGTGAGAATGGTCCTTATCCGATTCCTGATGAAGAAATTGGATTTGTGCCTCCTGCTGGCGCCATTAACACTGGCTATCGTTCAATGAGCCGCCCTGAACCTCAACAGTTTGAGCGTCCTCAGATGCCGGTTCCTCCTCAACCCCAAGCTCAAGGCAACCCTGCTTCCTTCTGGGATAGCTTTGGCACCCTTGCTGAGCGCGATCCTGCTAATGCCTGGCGTTATTTGAATCAAGCTTCTGCTAATCCCGATGTGTTCCGTCAGAAACTTCTGGTGATGGAGTGATACTCAAAATCCTGATAAAAACCATTTATCAAGATTCCAAGTAAAAATAAAAGGGGCAGTAAATCTGCTCCTTTTTTATTAGAGATTCAGCTGAAATACAATGAATATATTGAATAATTAAGATAGTGATTCCAGATCCGTGGACAGCTGGACCTACAGTTGATGTTACTGCAGAAACTATTTCTAAACGGCGTAGTGCTAGGGATAAAGCTAGGGCATTTGTAGGTTCCACTGCAGATGCTGCGCGTCGTAGTAAAGTTGGTCAGCAAGTTGAAAGTGCTGCTAGGCAAGCAACCCAAGCCATTGGTTCAGCTGCACAAAATATTGGTCAAAATCCAATGATGCAACAAGCTATGGGAGCAATGCAAAATCTTCCTGGTGGCCCTGTTCCTTATGCTGTTGCAGCAGGAGCTTTAGGCACCGCTGGAGCTTTAGCATTACGACAAAAAATGAAACAAGATAAAGAACGTCGTAATGCAATGGCTGCTCAAATGGCTTCACCTATTTCTTACTAAGATGAATACCAAAAAAGCTAAGACTGCAAAAAAGAAAGCTAAAAAAGCTGTTGAAATTAAACAACAAGGGCAGCTGCATCCTCTTGTTGCACAAGCTTTAATTCAACAACAGATGGGCGCTAATCCATTAATGCCTGAAGTTGCTGGCATTGGGTTAGGTGAAATTTCAGATATGCAGCCTGCTGATGGCATGTTTAATCCCATGCGCCCAATGGGTACTGTAAATCCTAATTACTACAACCCTGGCAATGTGATTGGTGGTTTTTGAGTTTAGGCTTATTAATGGCACTAAGTAAGTTTCTGTTATAATTTTATTTAATGGGACAGAAGTTCCAGGTTTTTGACAACATCTTTTGTTGTCAATCCAGGAATCTTCTTCCTGGTGTCAGCTAAATCTACGCTGAGTAACCAACATGTTTATTGATAATGATTTCCCAAAGCTGTTGGGTGCGGAGCTGTACCGTCCCCATCCGGCTTACATTGTGGAAATGGCGGCTGAGCCCGTTGTTGTCCATGACTTTACCAAACAGCCCGGTCAAACCGTTCAGTTAGACCGTTATCGTTTCTGGGGTAACCCTGGCACCAAGGCCAGCCGTGAGCGGACGCAAGATCAAACTATTGGTACTGCTAACAGCCGTTCTATCGTTAAAGATAAAGTGCTGGTGTCTCTTCGTGAGTACACTGGTCCGGCTGACCCGAATAACTCTAATGCTCCCAGCACTTTTAAAATTGCTCGGGAAACGCTGATGACCGCTCAGCGCCTGCTGCTGGACACTGGGAACCTTAACATGTTCCACCAGTCCATCGGTTCGCTGACTCTGCTCGACGACTATCGCCGCTGGCGTGATCGTGTGCTTCTGGATGAACTGTATAAGTCCTTCTCGCGTGGTCAGGCTTCTGATACGCAAGGTGGCTATTACTACCCCAACAGCCACACCAATAGCAGCGGTACTGTCAGCACCTATACTGCTACTGAGTATGCTTCTGAGCGTTATAAGTTTAACGTGAAGAGCGACCTTCTTGAAGTGGTCAAAGGTCTGCGTAAGCGTAACGTGCCCGTCTTCCAAGATGGTTACTACCGCTGTATTGCTGACCCTTCCTTTATGAAGGATCTCCGCGCTGACCAAGGCTTCCGTGAAGTTGCTCGTTACCCTGGCATGGGTGCTGGCAATCCCATGATGGGTGCCATGGGTCCAAACCAAGCCATTTACGGTGGCGGTCAGTACGGCCAGGCTCAGTTTGTGGGTGGTGAGCCCATCATGCCTTCTGGCTTTGTTTTTGAAGGCGTTCGTTTCTTCGAGTCCACTAACTTTACCAATCTCACAGCCACCGTTGACATTGGTGATGGTGCTGGTGCTGTCAGCCATACCACTCCCCCTGGTCTGTTCTTCGGTCCTCAGGCTGTTGGTATTGGCATTGGCGGTCCTAATGCTCAAGTTCTCATTAACAACAACGACGACTTCAGCCGCTTTATCATTCTGATCTGGCAGCTGTACGCTGGTTTTGCGAACCTGAACAAGGACTTCTGCACCGTTGCATTCACCATTGTTTGATAGGAGGTAACTAAATCATGGCTACTTACAAAACTGGTGGTGGTGCCGTCCTTTATCCCGGCGACCAAATCAATCGTCTTTCCGGTTACAACCAAGAAGGTGTTTTTGGTTGGCCTGGTATTGAAGCTTACGAAGTTGTTGGCTATGTGCCGATTACTACTTCGACTTTCATCAAGACTTTTACCAACATTACGGTTCCTTCTCCTGACCGTCGTGTTGATGACCGTGTGCGTGACAACCTGACTTCCCTGGTTGTTCCCGCTTCCTCGGCCCAACCTTCGTTCATTTATGGTGCCTCTATTTCCATTGCTCAGGACATTCCTTCTGGCTCTGGTTATGGCACTGGCGCCCTTCCTGGTTTCCCTAGCGTCCCTGTGACTGCTGACCTGGTTGGTACTACCGGTGACCTGCTTCTGTTTGGTCCTGACAACGGCGGCGTTCCTGCTGGCGTGTCTACTGCCAACAAAGCTCTTGGTATTGGTAATGCTGTGGCTTACCTGACTGCTGCTGGCAATGCCTATACCCAAGGCAGCTCTGCTCTGTCTAACGGTAACGCTACTGCTGGTTCTCTGCCGTTTGCTAACTCGGTTACTTCTGCTGCCATCGTTGCTGCTGACTTTTACAGCTCGATGTTCTACAAAGCAACCAGCAACACGACCTTTGGTGTTTACAGTGTGCTTACTGCCGCTGCTACAACCGCCAACGGTTCTGGTGTTGACATCAGTGCTGCTGATGTTGCTAACGGTAAAACCGGCTACATTGTGTGCCGCATTAACTACCTCCGCGCTGCTAGTGCTGCTGGCTGGCGTGAGATTCAGGGCTTTGTTGACTTCCCGTCGCAAATCGGCGGTGGCGATGGCCCTGGTGTGAACGGCTGATGTAAGTTGAGTCGGTTAATGTATTGATAGTGCAGTTAACTTTACATGCTCTATCAATACAAACTGACTGGCGGATTGGTTGAAGTTCTTGCAGATTACGGTGAAGGAATCGTAATGTGCGTAGATGCTCAGGATGAGGTTCATTATCTTGAAAAAGAGAGCCTCATCCCGCATCTTTCAGCAACAAATGAAAAAGAACGGACAAAGGAACGCTTGCGTGAAGTATTAAAGCAAGATGGCGTTAATCCTCCTGAACCGTCAAATAAAGAAACATTTCCTGTTGATATTCGTTTAAATATCAACACTGCAAGCGCACGTCAAATTGCAGACACACTTCCTGGTGTTGGGTTGAAAACTGCGCGTGATATTAAAGATCTGCAGACTTCAATGCCAGGTGAAAAGTTCTTGCGGCTTGATCAACTTAAATCAATTAAGCGCGTTGACTGGGATGAAATTATTGCAGAAAATCTGGTAAGAGTAGAATAAGAGCAATAAAATTATGCAATGAAGCTAGATACTTTTAACCAATCTAAAGTTCGTTGGCACCTTGGTTACAACCTAACCTCGGTGCCTGCTGGTGACCAAGCACGTTTAGAAGAAGCTGTTAACAACATTCAAGATTCTTTTTGGTACCAAAAGATTGTTGAACAAATTAGTCGCTGCGATGAAGCAGAAAAACGTACTGATATGACGGGTAGCGTCAACAATTCTGAGGTTCCAAAAGGACGTTTAGAGAATATTGCTGGTGATGTTGTTCGTACAGTTAGCACTACAGACTTTAAAGATACATTAAAAACTTGGACGCAAATCTATCTGTATGAAACTGATCGACTTGCGTTGCATTTATACGTCCCTAATTATAGGAATCCAGAGCAAGCACGTTATCGTTTTAATCGAGAAGGTTCTGAGTTTATTCAAGCCTTGCCTGGCCCCGCTGATGTTGCTATTGGCACCAGAATTAAATTTATGGAGGAGCTGCGATAATGGCAATTTATAATGCAGAACAAATTGCATCTTTATTGCAACAGCAAGGCGTACCTAAAGAAAAAATTCCAGTGATGACTGCTATTGGTTTAGCAGAATCTAGTGGGCGCTCTCAAGCATTTAATCCTACAGGTCTTGATAAATCCTATGGACTGTTTCAAGTCAATATGTATGGAGGACTTGGACCTGCACGAATGAAACAGTTTGGACTAAAAAGTGAACAAGAACTTTTTGATCCAGCTACAAATGCACGCGCAGCTAAAGCTATTTTAGATAGTCAAGGATTAGGTGCTTGGACTACATATACCAGTGGTAAGTATAAACAGTTTTTACCAGGTGCTCAGCAGGCTGCAGGAAACTTAACTCAACAACCTGCAAGTAATCAAGAAAGAACGCAGCCAGGAAAAGACATGCTTGCTGAATATTTAAAACAAAACAATGAACTGTTAAGTGAATTGATAAATAAAAAAGACACTTCTTCTTCTGGGTATGGCTTCTTAAATGAAATGCCTGACATTTCTCCTGTTTCTTTATTGCCACAAACTTCTCAACCTGTTGTAGCGCAAAAATTAATGGGCCAGTTAATGACCCCAACTTCTTACCTTTAATCGTGGCAATTAACCCGTTAAATTCGTTTCTTGATGTGGGTTTTGTAACACCAGCAGGTCAAGATGTTTTTCCAACTACAGGGCCGCATTTAGACGTTCGTGTTTTAAAAGATGGTAAATATCTTGATCCAAAAACTAATCGTGCGCTTCTATCTAACCTAAGAATCGGTAAAACACGCACACCGTTATGGCAGCAAAAAGAAGGCAACTGGATTTCAAGTTTTCCAGTTACTTCAGAATTTGGCCCACGCACAGCTCCTACTGCTGGTGCATCTACAATGCACTTAGGACAGGACTACGGCATTCCTGCTAACACTCCGTTGACTTGGGAAGGCCCTGGTAGTTTTACTCCTGGCGCAGGATACGGAACAATTAAAACAACCGATCCACAGGGGAATCCTTACGAAATTCGTTTGCTTCATACCAAAGGTGGAAAAGAAATTGCTTCTAGCATTCCCTCTCAGCAAGCTACCTCTCAACAAAATTCAACAAATAACCAAGAAGATTTAATTGGATTACTTGCTAACAATCGTCTACTGCTAGAAACATTAAAACAACAGCGCCAAGAATCTGCAGCACTCAATGAAGCCGCTGCTATTCAGAAACAAAAAAACGACTTTTTTCAATCTCAAATTTCTGCTCAAGAAAATGCTTTATCTCCTGGCAAAGCGTTTTTGAGTTCATTCTTGCAACCAGTTGATTATTTAAGTTCTTAATTGATTGCTTGTTATACTATCTATAGGATAAATAAAGTTATGGGTCAAAGCAAAGGAGCACAAAAAAACATTTCTAAGATTGTTGGAGCAATGCCTATCAGCAGCAGTGATAAAGCTATTGCTAGGAGTGTTGCTAGTTCAACTGATCTTAGCGATACAGAAACAGTTAATCGTTTGGCAGGCCAGGTATTTAATCGTCCTGTTGGTAATTTTGGAATTAACAAACCTAAAAATATGTACACACAGCAAGCTGCTTTAGGTTCTGGTCCAATCTACGAAGTTGAAGAAGATCAAAATGCGTGATCTACAAGAATCCAGAATGGCAGGTGTAGAGCTTCAAAATCATTTGAATTTAATGCACCCTCACAACATTTATCCACATGCCACAACAAATCCTTTTGGCAGCGGGTTTAAAAAATTAACGCTTCAGCCAGGTGTTCTTGTTCCTGGGTTTGCTGAACAACGTTTAATTTAACTGGTTTAGAATACAACTAACTTAGGTTTAATTCAATGGGCAAAATGCCTCCCGCTCTTCTTGCGCATTTCAAAGAAAAAGCTGAAGAGAAAGAAGGTAAAACTTCGGAAGAAAAAAAAGAAGGGGATAAAATAAAACGCAAAGAAGCTGTCAAGAAAGCGCGTATGAAATTAGAAGAGAAAAATAAAAAACCAGAATAATTGATTGCGCTACAATACATTCAGCATTAACGAGAAAATACCTTGAGTTCTACTGCTGTAAATCGCCAGCCTATGATGCTGGATCGTCCGTTACTTACTAGCACCTTAGTGACAACAGCTTCTGGTCAAGCTTTTAGTACAAGTTTGATTCCTACAGCAACAGGTAATAGTACCCGTATTATTGATGTAAATACGGCTGGTACTGATAACTCAATTAGTGGTGCATACATTGATGAGATTTGGTTTCAATACAGTCAGTTAGTTAACAAGTATTTTGCAGCAACGCCAGCAGTTACCGGAACTTATTCTGCTAACGGTACTTCCGTTGTTGTTACTTATTCAGGACACAATGTTCAAATTGGTCAAGAAATTTATTTAGACTTTACAACTTATAGCTCAGGTAGTGCGCCAGCTGATGATACTTTTACAGTAACTGCTGTTACTGCAACAACTTTTACCGCAACAATTCCTTCTGTTGCTGGTCCAATTACAGGCAATGTAAACATTTACTTGCCAACTGATTTTTGTTTTTACCTTGTAAATACAAGCAGTGTTACTAGCAATTCACAGTTTTTACCTTTGTTTACTGTTAGCATTCCTAGCGTCAGTTCTTCGCAGAACTATAGTTTAACTTTAAAATCAATTCTTCCTTTGGTTAACCAACCAGTTGTTCATTCTGGTGCAAACTTTAACTCAGCAAATAGCACAGTTGCTCCTAAAACCCGTGGCCTTTTAATTGGCAATGGATCAGCACTATATGTTTCTGTGGGAGGCAGTTTAGCTTTGACAAACGGGTTCTACGTTAACTTGCAAGGCGGATACTATTGAGGTAAGTTGTGGCGCGTATTAACGGGTTTACACGGGGATTTAGCCTTGGTGTAACTGGTGGTTTTAATTCGCCCAGTAAACCTGTTGATGGCATTGATGTTTATAAAGCTGACGATAATCCGTTTAAATTTACTCCTGATGCAAACAACTTTAAAAGTAGAATTCGATTTTACGATCGAGACTCTACTTGGGTACGCTGGCGTCGAGGTTACGAATTATTTACAATTACTCAAAGTGTTTTAGGTTCTTTTGCTCAAGAACGAAATACTTATGGTGATTTTCGGATGTATTGCGCCTACCAGTTATTTCCTGGTGTTTACATTCCGGCACGAGTTTTTACATTTCCCACAGGCAATTCAGAAATAAACGAACAGATTGTTGGAGTTCGTGATGCTAACGGATTTAATTTCTACAACTTTGGTTTATCTATTCTTTCTGTAAGCTATCTAAAAACACTTAAATCAGGTACTTACACGCAAACCGCAACAACTCTTACGGTAACTATTCCTAATCACGGATTGACTGCAGGCAATAGCGTCACTCTTGTTGTTAGCTCAGGTACAGGTTTAAATGGTACATACATTGTAAGTACAGCCACAACAAATAGTTTTACTTGCACAGTTACTAACGGAACAGTTTCAACTGGCGC